GCCCAACGCCTCCAAAGCGATCCCACGGTTGCGTTCCTCCTGGCCGGGCTTGCCAGAAATGAACGCTTCCCACCGAGTGTTCTCTTCCGCGAACTTGATGATCCCGCCAGGACGCCCCCGGTAAATGCCTTCACGCATTCCACCGTTCGCGTACTCCTCCAAACCGCCATTCTCACGAATGGTGTTCGCGCCGGGACGGATCACGTTAGACACGTTCACGCGCACCGTGCGCCCATCATTCGTCCGAATGAAAGCATCAAGATCAGACTGCGCGTCAGCCGTATCCACAATCATCGCGAACTCACGCTCAGTGGGAATACCGAAAATCTTGTCCGTCAACGCTTGCGCAGCATCCGCATTACCCGTCAAAGCCAACGCCGTATCGAAAATTGACTGACGGCCAGAATCCAAACTGTCCCGATACGCCTTCGTGTCACCATCAAGCTCGAACTGGGCTAATGCTGCCGCCTGCGAATCAGACGCCAACTGTGCCAACATCGCCGCATTAGTTGACCCCGCCGCAGTCGTCTCATCCAAAGCCGCAGTAGACGCCCCATTCGCTTCCAGGAACTCGGTGACAGAAACGCTCGCATCAGACAGAGACTGCTGGTAACGCGCATTCGACGTGACAGCATCCTGCCCCACACCATTCGCCGCATTCACCGTGTCAATCAGACGCCGCAACTCATCATCAAGATTCTTGACCTCATCAGCCGCCTCAAGATATGCGTCCGCCGCATCAGTCGTCACCGGCTCGATTCGACCAGCAGCCGCCACATACTGCGGCATCATGTCCCTCAACCGGCGAATCGACTCCGTAGACCCATCCGTTTTAGACACCAACTCGTCAAACGCCCGCTGAGCTTCCACAGCATTACCCGACGACGCCAACTGTGCCAACGCGCCATCTAACGCTTCAAGGTTCTTCTTCGCATCGCCCAAAGACGAATCGGCCAAACCGAGCGTAGAAATCTCCATAAGCGTGCCGAGGACACTGTTTTGAGCTTCCGCACCCGCCTGCCCCATATCAGTCAGCAGGGCCGTCAAGTTTTGAGCAGCCGCCGCACTGTCATCAAACGAACCACGCAAAGACCCAGCATTCAACACGTCCGTGACAACCTTCGCCGCACCACCCGACTTCACCAACGACTCAGCCATATCATCAGCCGACTGCGTTGCCCCCGTCATTGCAGAAATCCACCCACGCAACTCGTGAGCAAACATGATCGCCGCAACCACAGCCGCAGCCTTACCCAAAGTCCCAATCAGACCAGCGGCCCGCTGCGCAGCAGGCCCCAACGTGGCAATCGCCACCCGGAACTCGGCAATCTTCGGTATCGCCAACAGGAACGCGCCACCCGCCAAAGCAGCAGCACCACCCACCAACGTAATAATCCCAATGGCACCCTGCAACGGGGCAGGCAACGCACCCAGCGCGTCCGCCAAACCGCCCACACCCGACGCCATCGCAGACACCACCGGCAGAAAAACTTCACCAAACGCGATCGCCGCATCCGTCACCCGGTTCTTTGCCACCTCAATCTGAGCCGCAACCGTCGCATAGCGTTTCTCGGCCTCTTCAGTCAAAGCCGTGTTCTCTTCGAGCGCCGTGTTGCCGGTGTTCATCGCCGCAGTGAACTGATCCGACGCCGCCGCAGAACGCAACAGCGCATCCCTCATGCGCACTTCGCTAATGCCCAAATCTTCGAGGATCTGCAACGTTGACCCGCCCTGCATTTCAGCATCAGCAAGCCCCTTCACGAAAACGGCCAACGCCTCACCCGGTGCCGTACGGAACTTCGCAGAGAACTCGTCAGCCGACAGGCCAGCCGTCGACGCAAAAGTTTCAAGCTTGTCACCACTGTTCTCAACCTGCGACGCAATCTCGATCATCACCTTCGAGATCGCAGAACCGCCAGCCTGAGCCTCAATACCAACCGACGACAGCGACGTAGCCAACCCGAGCACTTGCCCCTCAGACAAACCAATCTGCCGGCCAGCACCCGCAAGACGCATCGACATTTCCACAATCTCAGCCTCAGTGGTCGCGTAGTTGTTACCCAACTCCACAATCGCTGAACCGAGATTCGACACCTGATCTTGAGATGTCCCCATGACGTTCATAAACCGGGCCAAAGACGTAGCCGCCTCATCGGCAGACAAGTTCGTCGTCTCACCCAAGTCGATCATCGTCCGAGTGAACGCCGCCACATTGCCAGTCTGAATACCCAACTGACCCGCGGCTTCAGCGACCGCCGCGATCTGCGTGTGCGAGGCAGGCAACTCGCGCGCCAAACCACGCAACGACTCCTCAAGTTTCCCCATTTCCTCAGGGGTGCCCTCAACAGTTTTCGTCACGCCAGCCCACGCGGTCTCCCACGTCATCGCCGCCCGCGCCGCCAAAACTGACGACGCCAACGCGACCGTACCCACAGCCATCAAACTGCCGCCCAGGAGGGTGAACGCTTGCCGTTGCTGTTCAGCTTTCGCCGCAGCACCACCAGCCGTGTCGCCCAACTCACGCGTCTTTTTCGCCGCCTGATCCATGCCCGACAGGTAGCCCTGCACCTGCGCCACAAGCGTGACTTTTGTTGTCCGGTCGCTCAATTAGCCACCTCCTGGGGATACGGGTTGGTACCCTTAGCGGGTGAAAGAAAATCCGATGGCACTCAGCGCACTCATCGCGGGCGTGATCGCGCTCGCCTCAGCAGCGGTCGGCTTCACCGTTGCCGCACTCATCGCGGCAGGTGTCGCCCTCGTGCTCGCAACGACCGGTTACACGCGCGCCAAACAACACGGCGACAAAGGGTTGGCGTTATCCGTCATCGGCGGGGCCATCGGCGGGTTCGCGGGCGTCGCGTCCGTCACGGGGCTCTTCGGCTAACCGAACCTGCCACAAATGGCCTGCACGGTTCACCGGCTCGCCAGGCCGGTCGTACTGCTTGTAATACGCATCCTGAGTGGTTGACAAAGCGTGCGCCGCCCAATCGACGGTCGGCCCGGTCACCTTGAACTTGTACTGATTGTCTGCCTTCAAAGCGTCATCCATAGAAATGCCGTGCGAACCCTGCTCTTCAGCCGCCGACCGCGCGGCCAACAGGATCAGTACGTCATCAGGCGTCCACTCGGATGCGTGAGTCGTGCGCGACGCCGCAATACGATTCCACGTCCACGGTTGCCACCACACCACCGGCACATACTCAAACTCAGTGACATGCTCAACATGACGCCCCTCAAGAACTGAAACAGGCACCCCGACACTCCGGGAAAGGTCAGCAAGCCTTCCTACGAACGGGGTGAGCCTTTTTTCAACTCAGCAAGACGAACCTGCGGACCCCACTCGTTCAAACCCCACACAGCGTCAGCAATCAACCCGAAACTGTGCCCGTCAAGAACGCTCAGAAGGTCAGCCCACTCGTTTACCGGCTCAGGGTTGTCCTTCGACTTCTTCTCAACGGTCAGGCGTATCTCTTTACCGTCTTCAACCACGACACCGGTGAGCGCGGCGATCTCGGGCACTACCCGGTGAATGTCGTACCCGTAGGTGACTGCGATGAGACTGCCCGACGTTGCCGGGTTTTGCGAGGTCACCCGCGCCCACTCAGTAGGCGCTGCACGAGTGAACCGCACCGTCACAATCTGATCGCCCACCAGCACGTCAACCGGTTCGCTACGTTCCCGCTCAGCAGCTTTCGCCGCCGCCAAAACATCCTTGAATGACATCATTCCTCCGCCGTCTATCGCCGTCAAACAAAAGTGGAAGGGTCGTGGAGTGGGCAGGACGGCGATCCGCCCACTCCACGAGTTGAAGAAACCTACGCGGCCATCGTCTGACGCGTCACAGCACCAGTCACGAACAGCGGCTGAGAGGTCGTGTCAACACCGTTCGCAACGGGCGGGTCTGCCATCTGCTCGCCGCAAAGGATCGGCCAAACGACAACCTTCTGAGCCGCCGCGCCCGCCGTCGCATTCGCAACGTTCGGGCGGATGACAATGAACCCAGCCGTGCCCTCAACCAGTACCGCAGTCGCACCGCCAGTAGCCGAAACCACGTACTGCACGCTCAGGCTCTTGGTTTTCTTGCCCGGACGTTCCAGAATCTGCGGAAGCGTCAAACGTTCGTCAGTGACGGTTGCCTGAGACTGAACAGGATTCCAACCCGTGGGCGTGAACGAATAGGTCAGGTCGTCGCCACCATCAAACTCGGCGGCTGTAATTGCAGCCCCCGCGATAACGTCAACGAACTTGATGCGATAGTTGCCTTCAGTAGAAATGCTCACTGGTGTGGTTTCCAGGGTCATAATAGTTCCTTTCGTGTGACCCCGATCCGGGGCTTGGCTCCGTAACGCCTACGGAGTGATGTCAGTCCCCGGAAGGGGCTGAACGTTGCGTGAAGCGTGGTGCTTCGGTGGGTAGCGCGGGTGCCTGTTCGGTAGAAGGTTCAACCGTCTTGACTTTTGCGGGCTTCCCGTACTTCGGTGGGCGGGCCTCGTCTACCGGCTCCGCATCAACCAAAACCCACTCAGGGTGATCGTCAACACGGTTCGGTGTCACGTCGAACTCGTGACCAGTAGTAGGGGACTTCACTCGAATAAATGGCATGACAAACAACCCCTTCCAAGGGCTCAAAATGCTGAAACAGCTAGGCGGGTTCAGAGATCCAAGAAATCTCGGACGTAGTAAAAATGATCGGCGGCGTCACATCGCTGTCAACGTTCACCGGCTGTGAAGAGAAGTCCAAACCGCGTCCACGTTCACCGGACACGTTCACCTGAATAGGGACACCCGACACGGGCAAGAACTGTGCCTTCACAAGCTCTGTGAGCCCCTGTGCGGCCTCAAACGTTGCCCCCACAACGTGCACAACACATCGCGGATTCTGCATCAGACGCGGCCCCGCCAAACGGTCGGACTCATCCATACCATCAGCAGGTTGCACGACCGCATACGGGGCTGTGGGAAGGTTCCCTGCACTATCGCGGGGTGCCACCAGCATGAACGTTTTAGAGGCTAGGGCTGACACGGCGCGCACTCGAGCGGCCACGGCATTAGCGTGACTCAACATTTACAGGCCCGCCTTCTTCTGCGCCTGCTCGAGCGCGATCGCCAGACCCTTCTCAAAGTCGGCACGATTCGCCGCGAGAGCAGCCAACCCATACCCGCGCCCTGCAATGGTGGGCGAACCGGTTTCCGAAATGTGCCCCAACTGGCCCTGCTTCCGGCCACGGTCAAAACCAATCTCAGACTCAACAGTCGACCCACCCAAACCCAACTTCGCCCCCACGTCATAGGTGAGCGCGTACGGCAGTGCGGGCAACGTTTTCGACCCCTTCAAGGGTGCCTGCCAGTCACGTTTGATGAGGAGCGACGTGATCTCGACGGCTTTGCGAATGTTCGGCCCCGCGTTGTCGGCAACTTTGCCCAAATCGGCGGCGAGCGCATTGATCTCGGTGAAATCAAACTTCATGTCGTCAGCCATCAGCTCGTCTCCTCAAGCGGAAACCTACGCGCGGTCAAAAACGTCCCAGTTTGCACGCCCGCAACAGTCAACCGTTGACCCACCTTCGACGGGTCCAAATCGTTTCGCGTCCACTCCCACACATCACCAGTACGCACATCCCCCGACGTGGCAACGGAGAACGGCAAAGACAACACTGCCCGCTGATCGGTAACCACCGACCCCGGAATTTGTGAAGTGGTCGGCGCGGCAGCACCCTGAGTGACCTTCCCCGGCCCGGTGTAAATGGTGGTGAACGTGTCCGACACAACAAACGTCACCGGGTCAGTCACCACGCCCGTCTTACGCTTCACCGTGCCTGCACTGGACTGCATCAACATTTCAGCCTGCTGACGCCCCAACCGTGTCACACCAGCGGCCAAACTCATCGCGTCGTCACCACATACGCGCCCCGAACACCAAACTGCTCACGCAAAAGTGCAATGTTCCGATCCGACAACGCAATACCAGTCATCTCGCCAGCATCAGCAAACGCCGCCTTGAAGTCATCAATCGCCACCGAACTCAGCCCACCCACGGTCAGGCCAAGACCCTGCTCGAGCGGAATCAACGCCTGCGAAACGAGCACGCACGCCCACCGCTTCAACGACGCCGGCGCAACCGCATACCCATACGTGAACGTGATCGTCACCTTCTCATCCGACGTGAACATGAGAGTGCTGTCACGCCGCGTAAAGTCTGTGCCCTCGACCAAGGTCACCGCGTTACGCGTGACCGTGCCGACCGAGATGAGAGGCGGGTTCGGAATATCAACCCGCCCCCCATCCGGCCACACCGTAAACGTGGAAGTGTCTTGCGGGTAAACCTGCAACCCCAACACGTCGTCTCGGAGGTAGGTGGACGCATCCTGTAACAGTGCCGTGATCCACGGCTGCTCACTGGCCGTAAAAGTCCGGTTCAGTAGCGTGCCGAGGTCCGTGTACGTTGCGAATGCGTCCACCATGACTCCTTCTGTTGATTCTTAGGAAGCGGGCAGGTACGTCTGCACTGCGGTTGCCCGCAGAACCTTCGTACCGAACACGTTCAGGCCGCGCACGTAGTCCGCGAACTTGTTCTCCATGCGTCCCGCTTCGGTCTTGTCGATCTGGCCGACGTAACCAACCGAGGCGGCGTGGAAACCGATCAACGCGGGCCGGTTCGACGTGTGCGTGAGCTGCGGGTGCTCAATGACGGTGAAGCCGAGCAGACGCCCGATCACACCGTTACGAAGCGGCTCATCGCCCACCGGGTCAAAGTTGGTCAGCTTCGACCCCGAACCCAGCAGTAGCGATGCGCACTCAGGCGACACTGCAAGCAGGCGGTCGGATGTCGGCACGTTCGCCTTCACCAGCGCCTGACGGATCGCAATGACAGCCGCGTACGCGTGGTCTGCCGTAGTGATCGCGCCAGTACCGGCCGACGTTCCGCCAGACTTCAACGCGGCAATAACGACCGCCTCCGCATCCTCAGACAGCGCAGCACCAGCATCGCGTGTGACCGGCTCGAACGAGCCAGCCGACTGCACATCGTCAATGTCGTCAACGATGAACGAAAACGCCTTCTCCTGGTTGATGACCAGCGACTGAGTTGTGTCGGTCATTTGCGCAGGAGTAATGACGCGAGACGCGCCAGCGTAGTCAACGATCGTCGGCGTGTTTACAGCCGTGATCTTGACCGTGTTACCCGCACGCAGTTCGCCCTCATACTGACGGTTCAGCGCCGGGATGAGAACGTTGGCCTGGTTGAAACGCTCCAGGATAGCCGCCGACCAAATGGTCGGTTGAAAATTGGTGATAGCCATGGGGCTACCTTCCTTTCATGGTTAGGTGATGCCCAGCAGAGTGTTCAGTCGGCCCTCTTTGCGGGCCTTCTCAATCTCTGGCGGGCTCATGTTTGCGATGTCTGCCTCAGTGAGTTGTGACGGCTTCGTGACACGGTTTGCCCCCTGGTCGCCGGAACCCTCAAAACGCTTCACGGGTGCCGCGCCCAAATGAGGCTTACGGGTCAACAAGTCGTCAATCGCATCAGCGAGTGCGTCCGAATCCACTTCACCGTCGTCACCAACCTCAAAATCGGTCAGGTTGATGTACAGGGCGGCATCAGACGGGTCCGCAAGTTTGCCGGTGGCCGCAGCCCTCAGCTCGCTTCGAAGAATCCGTTCGTTAGCCTTACCCGCAGCCTCAGCACGCGCCTCAGCCCTTGCGGCTTCCAACGCTTGCTCTTCAGCAGGCTTATCCTTCAACGCCGCCTCAGACCGCAACCGCTCAAGTTCCTCACGAACCTCGCGTGCTTGCTTCCGGGCGTCGTTACGCTCAGCCTTCATCGCGTCGAGGGCTTTCTTGCCAGCATCACCGAGAGCAGTTTCACCCTCGGTAGTGTCAGCCGTTTCGCCTTCGAGCGGTTCGGTTGTTGCGCCATCGGTTGTAGTGGTGTCCGCAGACGTTGCGTCGTCGGTAGTGGTTTCAGACATGATGGAAATTGCTCCCTAGTCGGATTGATGAAAACCCCGTTGCGGGGCGTCTTCCGCCCTAGGGGCGGGAAGTTTAGAAAGTCTGTTCGCCTGGCGGGCCAAAGTCACCGCTGGCAGGGCACCAGAGCCGATCTGAGGCCCTCACCCCCCAAAGTGAGGCCCTACTATCCCCCCAGTTTTTCGAACAGGCAGAGAGGGCGCTTTAGAAAGTGTGTTCTAGTACAAATAGCCGTAACGAGTCAACAACTCGACCAGCCGTTCACGGTTACCGCCAGCCATCCCGACAATCTGCTCGGGAAGCAACCGCAGTGTGGTCGTCCGCCGATACCTGCCGTCCCTGACCGCATCCGAACCAGCCCGCAACTCAGACCGAGCAAACGCGCCCCGAGCCGTCGTACCCTCAGACGTAGCAAACACCGTCAACGGCGTGCCGTCAGGCTTCACACCAATCTGCACCGGCCGCAAACGCCGCACCGGCACGTCCGCAGGCTTCGACCCGAAATAGCCGCGCCGCGCATTCACAACCTTCGCCGGATCAGCCCCGTTACGGATCGCCTCAGCACCCGCCTTCGTAAACCGCCGATCCTGCTCAACCTTCGACAGCCCATCGAAATAACCTGACGGCGAATCCGACATGCCCTCCGGCACCGACCCATCCGACTGCACCGGCCACGACTGACACCGACAGCGAGGATGCCGCAGGAACGGCCTCGAGTACTCTTCCTTGCCCGCGAGAATCGCACACCTCGAGCAGGCACCCGGCGACAAGATGCGTACGTACGCCGTGTACCCCTTCACCGTCGCCAACGTCATATCAGCCTGACGACCCATATCCGCAACGAACGTGCCCACCATCACCGACAGCGACATCGCACCACGCATGAACGCCTGCTCAGACTGCACGCCTTGACCAATCAGCGTCTTCGTTTCCACAACCGCGTTGAACGCTTCCGGCACCACCTCACGGCCCGCCAACGTCACACCGCCAAACGACTCCACAGCCAGGCGGCCACCGTCGAACCGTGGCGGGGTGATCCGCGCCACCTCACGCAGATACGCCGCCGTCTGACGTGCCGCCGCAACCTGACCAGCCGAAACCACCGCCCCAATACGGGGCCCAACCGTCTCCCACGACCGGTCCAGCTCCGCCAAATCCATTCCACGCCACAACGCCAACGACTGCCGTGTCACACGCTCCGCCACACGCACTCGAGCCGCACGATGCGCCTGCGCAACCTCGTTAGGCAGCATTCCCCATACCATCAACCGCATCCTGCACAGCAAAGTCCAGAAGCATCGAATCCTCACGCGCCTTCATGTCGAGCACGCGCGTAACCTCAGCCGGCCCCAACCCGTACTGCTCCATGATGTACTCCAGCGGGAAACCGATCGACCGCAACTTGACCAAAGCATCGGCCAGTTGAGCGTCAGACCTGATCTCAGGGTTAGCCCACGAGATCGTCGCCAGGCGGGTCATGCGCGCCAACGGCACGTCACCCTTCGCCAAAGCAATCAGCCGGTACACCTCACGCAATGCAGGCGTTGCGAACTGTTGAAACTCGAGGGTCTTCTTGACCAACCCAATCTCGGACGCCTTCAACCCCTCACCGTTCACATTCGACATGCCGGTTTTGGTGACGAGGTACGTCGGCGGGGTGCGGGTTTGCGCCGCAATATGCCCAACAGCCACCTCAATGGTGTCCGTGAACACGTCCAGCTTCGCAGCCTCCCACGAATCAATCGACCCCTCGGTGAGAAACAGTAGACGCTTCTCCGCCAGGTCTTTCATATCAACCGGACGGTCGCTGAGCTTCTTCCCCTCGGAATCCAAAACGGGCAGCATCGGCGGAGACGTGCCAGTCACCACACGGGCAGGCATCGACGCATAATCGGCCGACAAAAACAGGTACGCCCACAACAGGTTAATCGCATCCTGCATCGGCATCACACCCTGAATCTCAGAGATCGGATCGCCACCCAACGTAGGCCGATTCGGAACCTCAACCACCGGCACAACACCCATCGGATTACTCAGCGGCCACCCCTCCCCCGGCACGTCACGAGCAAACCACCCACCATCAGCAGCATTACGAACCTTCGCCTGCTCAGCCTGAGACTTACGCTGATCCTCCGGCAACATGCGCGGCCGCTCAAACTTGAACAACTCCGTCGCCGTGTACAGGGTTGCGTACTCTTTCGACTCGTCAACCCACGTCTTCAACGCGGCCGTGCGCAGCAGCGGGTTCTCCCAGTCGTATTCAATCTCAACCGAGCTGGGGTGCTCCCACGTGATGCGCGGCTCATCATCCTTATCGCCCCACACGATCACGAACGACCGCCCCGTCGTCAACGAAGTCACAAACCCCTGAGAGGACTGCATCTCCATCTCGTTGAGCAACCACGACTCCCACAACAGCTTCGCAGCCTGATTGTTGTCGTCACCAAACTTCAAACCCGTGTGATTGATCCGCTCCGCCTCAGCATCAACCACCGGACGCGTCCAATTATCCGAAAAACCCGCATAACGTTCCGCGTTAGCTTTCTTCCACTCAGCAGTCGCAAACGACAAAGGCTGCTTGCCCTCGTAATACTGTTCACGCTTCTCAATCACCGGACGGCGACTATTCAAACGCGCGTAAATCCGGTTCACCAACCCCAGGGCATCAACTGCTTCCATTAGAGCCCCCTCGGGTCAGTAGTAGACGTAATTCGTTTTCTGTTCAACAAAATCGCCAGCAGACAAAGCATCCAACGTCGCCTCATGCGCCAAAGCCGATGACATCGCCTGATCAATCTTCTGATGCTCAGACGGCTTCCCAATAATGTACTTATCGCCCGGACGTGCACGCATAACCGCATTGTTCACATGCAGAGAAGTCACCTTGTCACCGTCATGCGAAAAATCGGACTCGGGATTAGTAACGTCAATCTTCAAACGCTCCAAAGCGGGATACATGCGGCCGATCTGATTAGTCGGCCACTTCACGTACTTCTTCACCCCGTACTTCTCACCCAGCATGTCGATCTCGGTTTCCCAAAACTGCGGATCAAGGTAAAAACGAATGACGTTGTAATGCGTTTCGATAAAGTCAAAAGCCGCCAACACTTCACTACGCGGAATACGCCCACCCCAGTCCACCGGATTCCACACAGTAGGCCGCTCATCATCACCCGCCAAATAAGACGGTGTGAACTGATATTGACCAGTCGTCTCCAACCGGATACCAGTCCAGTCATTATTATCAGACCCATCAAAACCACCACACACCATCGTGCGCGGCTCCACCACAATCGGGTGCGCTCGAGAATCCCACTGATCCAACTGAAACCACGTACCCGTACCAGCCACCACCCGGTTACCAAAAAACCGTTCAGCGTCAGCCGGGTCTTTCACAATCAGCTCCGCAGCCTCAGCCTCAATCGCCGCAACCGACACCCACGGTGCCGCCGCATAGTTGAACAGGAAAATCTTGTGCCGGTCACGCTTATTGCCAAACGACAGATTCGCGGGCGGAGTTTTGAAGTCTTTGTTGATGTCAGCCGCGGCAGCCTCAAACGTGCGCTGCGCCACTGAATCCTGAGCCGGATCCCACGCGTTCGTCGTCTCAATCGCACGACCACCCATACCAGCCAAACCGCGCCGTTGCGTGTTCGCCAACTTATGCCCACCGTTGGCCTTCACCCACAAACCCGTCTCATCCTGCGGGGCAAACGTCACCC